AAAATCTCCGCAAAATTTTCAGTCCTAGGGTTGAACCTATCAAACAATGGTTCAGTGTGTGTAATGAGAGATGGTAATCTGACATTCTATCTTGAGTCAGAGAGAATAACAAGAAAGAAAAGAGACTACGCTGTAAGATCTTTACTCAAGTATGTGCATGACATAGATGCCATAGCATTGTGTGATTCATACTGGACTAAAGACTCTAAGACACTCATATCATCTCTCGACTTGAGTATAGTGAAGAATAGTTTTCCTGATGCTATTCTATATGATTACAGAAATCAACATCACCTGTGTCATGCAGCATCTGCTTTTTATAACTCAGGATTTGATGATGCTATAGCCATAGTTGTAGATGCAAATGGATCAAAGACAGAGGAAGGCATAGAGATAGAAACTATATTTGATGCACCATCTTGGAAAGTTTTACATAAAAAATACTTTAGCCAAGATGACATTGGCATCGGTAAACAATACCAACAAACATGTGTGAACTATGGGTTTGATCCTGAGGATGCAGGTAAAATCATGGGGTTGGCAGCGTATGGGAAACAAGAAGCATTTTATATACAGCAAAGGTGGGAGAAAAGATCAATGGAATTGGCAAAGATGTTTCCCAATAGAAATCTGGTTCTAGCAGGTGGTTGTTTCTTGAATTGTGTTGCTAATTATAAATTAGTAAAACAACTTGATGTAAGAGTTCGTGCCATGCCTGTTGCACATGACGGTGGCACATCTATAGGAGCAGCATACCTTGCCCACTCTCAAAATTCTTGACATAAGCACAACCATAGGTTGTAACTTATCATGTAAAGGATGTAATCATTTTAGTAATTACTTTGCACCTACGAGTAAGTTAGATACTGATGCACTAATAAAAGATATAGAAACTATCTTACCAAGACTAGATATTGATAGGGTATCTGTAATAGGCGGTGAACCCTTACTAAACCCAAGATGTGAGGAGATTGTAGATGCATGTAGATCACATACTAATTCTTTTGTTTATCTCTATACCAATGGCTTATTGCTCCTACAGAATGAAGGTTGGATCAGAAGAGTTTTAGAAGATCCTAAGGTGTATCTAAGGATAAGTATACACCTCAAGGAAGTGGAAGATATAATAAAGAAATTCAACCATCCAAAGGTGTTGGTGACCGAACATCACACTGGTCAGGATAGGTGGTTCAACTCAATCAAAAAGAGAGATGGTAAGGTATATCCATACAATCAGGGTAGGATAGCAAAGAGTTATAAGGTATGTTCTTGCCCTAATACACAACTATTCAGAGGTAAGTTGTGGAAGTGTCCGAACACTGCTTTCCTACGAGAACTACTGTCTGTGACAGAACAGAGTGATGCTGAAGAGTGGCAAGAGTATCTTGTAGATGGTCTCCCCGTAGATTGTAGTGATGTTGAGTTGACAAAATTTTGTGAACAGAGTAGACTGCCTGATAAAGTATGCAACATGTGTACATCTAAACCTTTACACTTTAGTGCTGCCATACAGGAGCGTGGTAAACGTAATGTTATCATCTCTAAATAAAACACTCGCAACAACACATGCCAACATATCCAATCAAGAACATGAAGACAGGTGAGACTAAAGAACTCATGATGTCAATGAAAGATTATGATCAGTGGAGAAAAGATAATCCAGACTGGGATAAAGACTGGTCTAAGGGATCAGGAGGTGTAGTAAGTGCTACTGGAGACGTGTACAGTAGGACAGATGGAGGATGGAATGAAGTTCTATCAAGAGTATCAGAGATGCCAGGTTCAAAAGTAAAACCTCAGAAGATTACACACACCTAAAACATGCCACGTAAAAAGAAAATGTCAATCAGTGTTGGTGCTGGTATGACTGCGAAACAAATGAGAAGGAAGAAACCATATAATTCTGACATGATGGTAGATGTGCAACCACTCACACCTAACCAGAAACATGCCTTTGCATCATATGAAGAGGGCAAAAACCTCTTTCTTTATGGTGCAGCAGGTACAGGTAAAACATTTATCACTCTCTACCAAGCACTAAAAGAGGTGTTAGATCCTGTCACACCATACCAGAAGGTAGTCTTAGTAAGATCACTTGTGTCTACAAGAGAGATAGGATTCCTACCTGGTGATCATGAGGACAAGGCAGCACTATACCAGATACCATACAAAAATATGGTCAAGTATATGTTTGAGTTGGCATCAGACAATGAGTTTGAAATGCTATGGGGTAATTTGAAGGCACAGGAGAGTGTAACCTTCTGGTCTACCTCATTCATTAGAGGTACAACACTTGATAACTCTATTGTTATTGTGGATGAGTCACAGAACTTGAATTTTCATGAGTTAGATAGTATAATAACAAGAGTAGGTGAAGACACCAAGATTATGTTCTGTGGTGACGTTGCA